GGGGATAGGTGGGTATGTGGTTTAAGAGAGGGGGATATAGGGATAGGGGGGGATAATAATTGTAGCTACATTTGGTTAAATTAAATTAAATTTTGTAGCTACATTTAAAATATTTTTACTAACTTTGTAGCTACAAATAAAATAACCTATGAAAACAGCAATGCAGGAATTAATTCAATGGATTGATAATGATTTTAGGAAGCAATCTACAATTCCTACAATACAACAATTAAAAAATAAAGCTGAATATTTACTTGAAAAAGAAAAAGAGCAGATAATGAAGGCTTATTGTGATGGATTTGATGAACTTTTGCCATTTCATGAAAAAGAATACTATAACCAAAACTATAAACAAAACAAATAAGCTATGGATAAAGAAGAATTAAAATTTGTTATAAGGATGATATTAACGCAAGTTATATTTCCTATAATATTTTTATCAGCAATAGTATTTTTAACTTTTATGTACGCAAAAAACAAATAATTTATGACACCAATTCAATTATTTATTAAGATTAGGAGATATAGGGGCAGAAGAATACTACAACATATAACCAAAACAAATAACCCATGAAAAGCAAACCAATTGGGGTTAGATTTGACTTAGATAAGTTGGATATGATTCAAAAAGAGCAGAATTTGACATCTGTTCAGCAAGTAGTGAATTATTTAATGGATAATTATGGCAAAATAAAGCCCGCAGAGGGGGTTTTATCCATTAAACCGATAGAATACCCAAAAAAAGCTCCAAAGCCCGAAATAAAGCCTCAAAATAGCAATCCGGAGCCTCCTAGTGGGCTGGTTGGAATAGATTTAGCAATTTGGAAATTTGAAAACTGGGTATAAAAATTAATTTAATGTTAATATTTTGGTATTTATTTTCAATAAAGCAATTTAATTTGTTAATTTTATACTAAAAATGTTTTAATGACACAAAAACAGCAGTTGGCGGCTGAATATTTAGCAAAATTTCCGTCTATTAGCAAACATTCAATTGCGGCTAAACTTTATAATGATCATGAACATATTTTTAATAGCGTAGAGCATGCAAGGACTGCAATAAGAACGGTTTCAAGTGCTTGTGGGATAAAGTCAAGTAAACATATAAAAATTACACACACCCCGGACTTGCCTCCGTCTAAAATGCAAAACAGGGCATTTGTAGATTTACCAATAAGTTCTAATAATATTCTTTGGCTATCAGATATTCATATTCCAAATCAAGACAACGATGCTATTAAGTTAGCCATTGAGTATGGAGTTAAGAATAAAATTAATTGTATTGTATTGGGAGGAGATATTTTAGACAACACCCCGTTTACAAGTCATGATGCACCGCCTCCGGGAAAAGATGATGTAGTTGAGTGGTTTGAATATTGTGAAATATTTCTTTCGCATTTAAGAACAAAATTTCCAAAAGCGCATATAGTTTGGCTAGAAGGAAATCATGATAATTGGTATGTAAGATATTTAATGAAAAAAGCACCTGTATTTTTTAATGATGAATATTACAGATTGCCACAAAGACTTGATTTAAAAAAATATAACATAGAATTTTATGAACAACATGTAGTGGTTCGCGCGGGCAAGCTGCATATGTTACATGGACATACAATTGTGAGAGGATTTATGGCACCCGTAAACGCTGCAAGAGGCGTATTTATGAGATCTAAAAGTTCAATGATTATTGGCCACGTTCATTCTACATCAAATCATTCTGAAACAAATATAAAAGAAGAACAAATTAGCTGCTGGAGTGTAGGATGCCTTTGCACATTAGCTCCGGACTATGATCCACACAATACAAAACACAATGTAGGATTCGCACATATCTTGGTAGAAAAAAATGGAGAGTTTGAAGTTCTAAATAAAAGAATTATTAATGATAAAATTTTATAATTATTTCTTAGAATAATTTAATATTATATATTCAGACATATCTTTAGGAACATTTCTATATGTTTTTTTAAAACCTTTGGGAGCCATTTCTATTAAAGTTTTATCAGTATATATTCCAGTAGGAAATCTTTTAAGAATAGGCATCATGTGATAACTGTATAAATATACATTTGCCTTTTTTACATATCTAGTTAGGTTAACTGGAAGATTCCATTTCTTTATTTTTTCAATAGCTCTTATTTCGCAATCTTTTTCTAGCTCAACCATAGAGTCAAGCATATTAAGTACTTGTGTTTTATTAAGCATAATATTACCTGCTAGCCAATCCCATGTTTTTCCTGTATTATCATTCCAATCATTCCACCTTTCGTCAGACTTCCATTGTTCCATATGTGAAAATTCGTGGATAAGTATTTCAACCCATTCTTCAAAAGGTTTACCACAAGCAACCACAAGCGCTTTGTCTGTATCACAAAAATATCCACTACATTCTTGCAAATAATCATCTGTTAGCACTACGCGCCTTGATGGCGATAAAATTAATTCTATCCCATATTTCTTACATTGTCTTTTTACTGATGTTATAAAAGGCTTATATTCTTCAGGGATATTGTATCTCATATCTCAAAATTAAGACTAAAACTACAAAAAACCCCCGTTATAAATAACAGGGGCTTCAACTAAAATCTAACCAAAAAAAACACGGAACTATGTAAAATTATGTGTTTTTTAAATTATTTTTAAAAATTTCTTTTTAACCAAGTCTAATTTAGCCCTATATTCAATAATAAGGCTTTTAAGCTCGTCTTTTGTTGGTTTAGCAACCTGCCTAGCTAATTCTTGAAGGTATTCGACTGTCCCAGATCTTTCTTGGTCTAATTTTTTAGCATATACATCCAAATTACCGGATAAAAACACATTGTCATTTTCAGATTGCGGACGGCAGTTTTGCTCAAGCCATCTGGTGCCTAAATTAGCTCTTGGAATAAAATGCCCATTTTGAATTTTAGTCCAATGATATTTTTTACCTGAAGTAAAACACTCAACCATACCTTCTTTATCAGCATATTTGCATCTAATATATTGACTAAATACATGATCAAGATCTTCAGTTAAATTTTTAAAACTTTCAAAATCTTCTTCTTCATGTGCATCCATTCTTCTTTGTGTGCTGTGTATTGTAGCGCATTGCTTACACATTTTTTTTGAAAAATGGTAATCAATTTTACCGCAATTAATGCATCGTTTCTTTTTTACAATTATTGTTGAGTTTCTCATTTATTTTCGTTAATATCATAATAAAAAGAATTTGTATCTTCTACCACCCATTTGTCAGACTGGTTTTCAACGGAATCTAAATTAGTGTCAACCTTAAATTGTTTTAAATCATCTGGCAATTGTTTTGTTACCCAATTAGAGTCTTTCCAAAATATTCTATTATTAGGCATACATAACAAGTACCCATCATCAGACTCTAAAATATGCCCACACTTGTAATCAGATGGCTCATCGCTATATGGGTTGTTATACCAATCAATTGTAAAAATGTATGTTGCCCAAACTTTTGTGCTATCTCTTAAAACAACTTGACATCTATGAAATGCTAAAAAATCATATTCAATTACAGATACATTTTCACTAAAACAATCCCATAATTGTTTGTAATTATAAGGAATATCTTTTGTTGGCATTTTAGTGTAAATTTCAGATAGAGGTACTCTGCTTCTTAGCATGCCAGAATCAGTAATAACATGAAATGTAACTATTTTACCTGCACAGGATTGTAAAGCAAATACATATACATTGTAAAACTCATCAGCATCAAATTCATTTTTTGTAAAATATGATTTTCTTACAAATGCTTTAAAACTTGGAATGTTTGAATTTAATTTCATGGTGTTTTTTTTATTTTGATTTTACTAATATATCCTTTTACATATTCCCAGTATAAATGATTATCCGGATCTTTACATTTATAGATTTTATCTTCAGCATATTTAACTGCTTCTAATTTTGCTTTGTCTATACGTTCTTCAAATGGGATATTTTTTAATTTTAAAAAAAACTTAGTGTAAATCTCTACCGCTTTCTCTTTGTGGGACATTTTCTGGTTTTTCTTTTAGTTTATGTAATTTATTGCCTATAAATCTATATTTCCCTTGATACTCCCCTTTCTTATGTACCTCTATTACCATATCAAGTTTTTTGGCTAATTCATAGATTAATTCTTTGTTTTCCATTGGCAAATATAATTAATTTAATAATTTAACAAAAAAAAATTTTGGAATTTAAATTAAATACTTTTACTTTGCTCTTGTAAACAACTAAAATTTATGGAAAAAGAAACAACGCTTGACGCGAGAGATGCGGTTTTATTACATTTGGAAGAAATAGAGAGGAATTTATCTTGGCTTTCGGAGAAAACGCAAATACCTTATCCAACTCTTTATTCTGTGTTTAAACAGAAGCATTTTGCATTATCTGAAAAGAATTTAGAAAAGATAAATGGTGTACTTGGAACTGATTTTACAAACAATTAATAAACTAAAATGGCTAAAAGATTTACTGATACTGAGAAATGGAAAAAGCCCTTTATAAGGGGCTTACAAGGGCCTTACAAGCTCCTTTGGTTATACATTTGTGATGACTGCGACCATGCTGGCGTTTGGCAAGTTGATTTGGAGGTTGCTGAAATAAGAATAGGAGAAAAAATTAATAGGTTAGAGGCTTTAAAATCCTTTGGTGATAAAATCGTAATGTTTGATGATGGCAATAAATGGTTTATACCATCTTTTATCGAATTTCAGTATCCTTCTGGTCTTAATCCAGACAATAGAGCGCATAGTAGCATAATTCATTTGCTTGAAAAATACGATTTAAAAGTAAAGCAAATTAATTCTAAAGTAATGCAAAATAAGCCCCTTACAAGCACCTTACAAGGACGTAAGGATATGGATATGGATATGGATATGGTTAAGGATAAAGAACTAACAAAAGAAAAAAAGCCAAATCTTGAAGAATTTTTATCCTTTTGCAAGGATGATATGAAAAAAGATGGCATGGATTACAATTCATACGAATATTCATTAAAATCCAAATTTTTATCATGGGAAGAAAATAATTGGAAAGACGGCAATAATAAACCGATAAAATCATGGAAATCTAAAATACGAAATACTATCCCATTTTTAAAACCAATAAAGCCATCTGCGCCTAGCAATACATACGAAGATAAAGTGAGAAAGGCTGTTAATGAATTTATACCAATTGAACAACATGATAACGATCTTTAAAAACATTTATTCCAAGGAGCCTAACTATGTAACTCTAGAATATGGTTTAAACCGCATTAGGGAGGGCAAGAGTCGCCTATCTGTGGTCGAGATAAGGAATACTATCGATAAAGAAAAATCTGCCAATTTAAAGAAGAATTTGCCCTCTGTGTGTTTTTCTGGGAAATTTGGTGCAGAAAGGAAGGATTCTGACCTAATTCTACATAGCGGGTACATAGTCTTGGATTTTGACAACATTTTTGAGTTAAGAGATCGTCAAACCGAGATTATCAGCAATAAATTCGTTTACGCTTGTTGGGTTAGCCCTTCGGGTAATGGGTTAAAGGCCTTGATTAAAATTGCAGACGGCAGTAAGCATAGAGAACACTTTCAGGCCTTGCAGGATATATTTCCAGATGTTGACAAAAGCGGTATTAACCCAAGCAGGGTTTGTTATGAAAGCTACGATCCTGATATTTACATTAACGAAAAAGCAGAGGTTTTTAAAACTATAAAAAAGACCGAAAAGATTGTAATTTATGAAAAAACCGATGATGATGACAAAATTTTTAAGAAACTTTTAACATGGTTATCTAACAAGAACGAGGCATTTGTAACCGGCGAAAGAAACAACTTTATTTTTAAACTAGCATCGGCTTGTTGTCGATATGGTATTGATGAATTGACGGCTAATTCTATGATTAACAATGAATTTTTAAGTAATTCAGAGTTTACAAAAAGAGAATCAGACAATGCTATTTCATCTGCTTATAGAACAAATAGGGGTAGGTTTGGCAGTGCATCTTTTGATAAAGAAATTTTAGTTGATAAGACTTCTAAGTTAGAAGTTAAAGTAGAAAATGGTGTTATTGACGAAGATGGAAGATTGAATGATGTAATCTATGGAATTGATGTAAAAGAGCAAGCACTTAATTTGTATGAGCAAGGTTATGCCGCGGTAAGTGGTATAAATGTAAAAGAAATGGACTTTGCTTTTAAGCCAAAAAAAGGAGAGATAACTGTGTTAACGGGTATAGGCAACTATGGAAAATCTTCTTGGAAAAAATGGTATCAGGCAATGCGAATTTTGTTATATGGAGAAAAGTTTGCAACCTTCTCACCAGAAGATAATCCACCAGAAGAATACTATCACGATTTTGTAGAAATTTTACTTGGTTGCGATTGTACTCCTGCAAATCCAAATAGACCTTCAAGACAAATTTACGAATATACATACGACTTTGTTTGTAAGCACATTTTTTATGTTTATCCTAAAAATGTAACTCCAACTCCTCAGTATATTATGGAAGTTTTCTTGCAATTGATTGTTAAGGAAAATGTTGATGGCGTTGATATTGATCCGTTTAATCAGTTAGCAAATAATTATCAAAATTTTGGTGGTAGGGATAAATATCTTGAATGGGTTTTATCTTTATTTTCTAGGTTTTCGCAAACAAATAATGTTTACTTTTGGATAATTGCACATCCGGTTAAAATGCAAAAAGCAACAGATGGGAACTATCCTTGTCCTGATGTTTTTGACATTGCAGATGGTGCATTATGGAATAACAAACTTGATAATATTTTAGTTTATCATAGACCATTTGGACAAACAGATCCTCAAAATCCAACTTGCGAATTTCATAGTAAAAAAATTCGTAGACAAAAAATAGTTGGTAAAAAAGGGTTTTTTGTATTTGAAATGTTATTCAAAACTAGAAGATTCTTTTTCAATGGTTCAGATCCTATGCAAAAACTTTTGAATGAAAAAAATATGACATTTAAAACCGAATCAGGACAAGAAGCATCGCAAGGGTGGGTGCCTTTCGAAAACGAAAACGGAGAAGAAATAATTTTCTAAATATAAAACAATAAACAATGATTAAAATGCAAGTAATCGGACATCTAGGACAAGATGCCACAGTAAACAATGTAAACGGCAAAAGTGTAATTAATTTTTCTGTTGCCCATTCTGAAAAGTACAAAAACAAAGAAGGATTAGAGGTAAACAAGTCTATTTGGGTAAGTGCAGCTTATTGGACTGATAGAACTGCCATTGCTCCTTATTTAAAAAAAGGAACACAAGTTTATTTAGAAGGTGTTCCAGAAGCAAGAACATATACTAACAAGAATAATGAAACTTTACCACAATTAAATATAAGAGTAGCATCATTAACTTTACTGTCAAGCAATAAGCCGGCTTCTAATGATGATTTTCTAAACCAACCAAATGGATTTGAAACAACAAACGAAAACCCGTTGTAATGTATGTATATTCACGAATTAAGAAATATAATTTATGTCAAAACGCCGCTTGGTAACGGAAAAGCAATCGCTTGGATTGATTACGGAACAGAACTTAACACTGTTTGGAAGGTCATATTGCACGAATCTGGCATGGTGCGGAACTTTTACGACACAGACATCCTCGTATTACCCAACAAAATGGACGGAGGAAATATCGACCACAACTATTTTAAAAAACCAAAAATATGAATCATGACACAATTAGCATCAATTTGTCAATCTTTGTTAAAAGGAGAAACATTATCAATAATGAATGGTTTCCATAACTTTGGATGCACTAACTTGCCTAGAGAAATAGGCAGAGGTGTAGAAAGAAAGTTTGGGGCTTCAGTTGAAAGGCACGAGGTATCATTTAAGTCAAGATATAACCATGTTGGATTTTATTATAAGTATAGATTAAATAAAAAAGATCCAAAAAACAAGGAAGCAATAAAAAAAATGAAGGATTATATTAAAAAAACACAAAAATTAAATTAAATGAATTTTAAACCACTAAACAAGAGAGTATTAGTAAAAGTAGATAAAGAGAAAAAACAAACCGATGCCGGTATCTTTTTACCCGAATCGGTTCAAAAGGACTTTGCAACAGGCGTTGTAGTTGCGGTTGGTGATGAGGCCGAGCTTGTAAAAGTTGGTCACAAAATCATGTTTGCCCACAGTGTTGGGGTGGATATTGAGGTCGATGGCAGCCCTTACAGGTTAATTCCGGACGAAGGCTATATTGACGCAATCGTTTAATTTTTAAAATGCCTTCAAAAATATGAGGGCATTTTTAATTTAAATACTATAAAAAACCTAATTTTATGCTAACTATGAAAGCAAAACCAATAAATCATATATTTCTTAATCTAGAAAAGCCAATTCAGGATACTATAAAATTGGGAGATTTAGAGCTATATCTTGACGGATCGTATCGACCAGAATGGAACGCAACTGTTGTTGGAGAAGTATATTCTTTGCCAAAAAACCCAAAAGGCACAGATGGCAAAGTTGTTTCTAAATTAAAAGAAGGGGACAAGGTGTTATTTGATTATTCTGTTGTAGCTGAAAGAAAATTTGAATCCGATGGGGATTATTTTACTGAGATTACAAAAGATAGTCCTTACTACCAAAAATTTACTAATGGCAAAGGAGAATCATTATTGATTGTTGCTATGCCGGGTAAGATTTCTCATATTTGGGTAGGCACTTATCATGATAAAAGAGGAAATTTTATTGATGGTTGCCAAGGAGCAGAACATAATATTAGTAGATGGAAAGCTCAGTTTAACTTTGGTAACACTCAATCTTTTTTCTTTAAAAATCTTGTTGACACAGGAACAAAAGATGTATGGAAAGCGGATTATAGAGATATATTTGCAAAAGTAGAAAATGATGAATTAATAACAGTTGGCAATAGAATTATTCTTGAACCAATTGATATTGATTTGCCACAAGATGTTATTAAAGAAATGGGTGTAGTAGATACAATCAATGCAAAAGTAAGACTAGGAGATAGAGCTAAAGTTTTATCTGTGCCAGAGGGGGTGAATTTAAAAAAAGGAGATGTTGTTGGTTTTGAACCACAATTTCTTGAGAAATATGAATATAACAATAAACAATATTATTTAATAAAATCCTATCGAGCTTTAGGAATTTGGGAGGACACAAACAATGGCATACAACATTAATGATGTATATAATTTCTTAGTCTTTATCGTAAGAAAAGAAAGAGGGGTATTTATAACAATACCCGAAGCGATGCAGACTATTGATAACGCACAGCTTGAGGCAACCGAAGATTGGTTTTCTCAATATGGCGTTACTCAAATAATTCATGATGCAATTAGAAAATTAAGATCACAAGTTCAGTTTACATCTGCATCAGACGGACAGGTAACATTTGCATCTGATTATTTGCATATGATTGGTAATCCATACACGGTTATAGGAAGCACAATCAACGCAGTACGATTTGTAAACGAAGATGAATTGCCTTTTGCGTTAACAAGTCAGCTAAGACCTGTTTCAACATCTAAGCCAATTGCAAAAGACACATCTGTTGGATTCCAAATATATCCTCAATCAGCTCAAACAGGTTTTTACAATTATTTACGCAGACCAGCTACTCCGGTTTTAGGATATACTCAAACAGGTAGAACAATAACTTATGATCCAAATACTAGCACTCAATTAGAATTTACAGATGTTTATACTAATAACATCATAGCGCGTGCATTAAAGTTTTGGGGTATCAATATGGCTGAACAAGATATTCAGCAATTTGCTCAATTACAAACACAAGAAACTAAATAAAAATGGCTAATAGTACTAAATTTTTAATGGCCGAGCAGGTTTTGCTAAGATTAGCAGGTGGTTACAGAGATGTAGCTCAATCTGTTCAAATGGAAGATGTAGTAAAAGCAATTGAGCAGGTTATTAATACCATGTTTCAAACGCAATATTACAGCGCGGTATTGCCAACCGGCGAAACAATACCAGACAATTTAATGGTGGCGTTTTACGAAAATATTCCGGTTACTTCGTATGGCGATAGAGCAAAAGCAGAACTGCCGATAGTTCCAATTTCCTTACCAAGAAATATGGGTATTTATAGAGTAGTAAATACAAACGATATTGATTTTGTGCCTGTTCCATTAGGTCAGGGCGCATTATTAAAGGCGGACAAATTATTAAATGACCTTTTAGGAAGCGTTTATTACGAGGTAAGAAAGAATGAGGTTATATTTTCAAAAGATATTACACTTCTTGACGTATCAGAGGTAAATATGTATTTAGTTGTTATGGATATATCATTATATTCAAACACAGATCCATTGCCAATACCAGCTAATATGGAAGAAGAAATTATAGAAAAAGTATTCGCTAAATTTGCTCCAATAGTTCCAGAAACAGGAATTGTTAACAGTTATAGTGAATTACAAAGCAAAACTAATTAAAGATGACAACAGCTAGTTTAGATTTTATAGTAAAAAACTATTTACTTAAAAAGGGATACCCACTTCATTGGTATATGCAGTTTATGGTATACGCGGCAGATTGCTTGCGTGAAATTACTTTTGATGATTTAAGAGTAATTAACACAAAGATATTGCCGGTAAATCAAAAAATTAACGCAGCAGAGTTACCAGAAGATTATCAAGATTATGTAACTGTTGGAGTTATGATTGGTCAAAGAATTAGACCATTAGTTCCTACAAGTACATTAAACCCATTAATTAGTTTAGATGTAAATCAAAATTACTCAGAGCAAGAGTGGACTGATAATGTGGTGCCACCCGGATCTAATGAAAATCAACTTTATTATGGAGCTTTGCCATATGCTCAATGGTTTACAGTAAGGTATAACGATTATGGCGAAAATATTGGTAGATTTTTTGGGGTAGGAGCAGGGTATCAAGAAGATACGTTTCAAGTTTTTAAAGAAAGAAACCAAATCCAATTAGATCAAAAATTTTATGTAGAAAATATTGTTTTACAATATGTTTCTGATGGTCAATCAGCAGACGCTGCATCTCAAGTAGATCCATATGCTATTAGAACAATTCAGGCTTATATTGAATACCAAATGAAAGCTCATAACAGAACTTACAATATGGGAGAAAGGCAATTAGCTGAAAATTATTATATTAAAGAGAGAAAAATATTAAGAGCTAGAAAATCAGATTGGAGTGTAGAGAAGATTAAGAGAATAGTTCAGAAAAATACAATGGGCGCACCAAAATCATAATTGAAATGATCAGAAACAAAAAGATTTTTACAGGAGGAGCAAATCAAGACGATAGTTTACACTTAATTGAAGATGCTCAATATTTGAGAGTAATGAACGGCAGAGTCGGTGTTACTCAATACGGTAGAAATAATCGTGTCGAGGGTGTGCCGGGTACAACTTCAATACCTCAATCCAAATATCCTCCATATGGATCAAATATTACAATTGGTAGCTGTATAGATATAGAAAATCAACGAATGGCGTGGTTTGTTTATAATACAATGGGAGATCATGGTATTTATTGTTATGACATGGTTGCAAATCAAGTTTATGCAGTAATATATGACAGCCAAATAGAAGGTGGATTAAATTTTAATAAAGATTACAGAATAGATCGCAATTGTAAGGTAATAAATGGGGTGTTGTATTGGTCAGACAATTACAACGAACCCAAGAAAATCAATATTGATAAAGGGATTAAGACCAACCAAGCTGGATATAATACAAACGAAACTGCGTATGAAATTCCATCTGGCGGCATCCCATATACTACTTTTACAATAATTAGACGTCCGCCTTATTATGCATTAAATGTAAATAAAGCCGAAGATGCAAGTTTTGATAATAATTTTATTGAAAATTCTGCATTTCAAATGTGTTATTTTTATGATTTTGTAGATAATGAAAGATCTAGACTATCTGCTTTTAGTAATTTAATGAATTTTAATACGCCGGGCGAAACAAATAATTATATAGCGTGCAGTGTACCTTTTTCTGAATATATAGAAAGCGAAATTGAAAAAATAAATATTTGCGCTAAGGATGTTGTTACTAATGTTATTTATATTGTAAAAACATTTGATAGAAATAATCCGGATGACGCTTTAGCAATATTTGAACATAACGAAGGGACAAATCAACTTGAATTTGATTTTTATAATGATATAGTTGGCGTTCCTTTGAGTTCAAGTGAATCTTCTATTCCATATGATTTAGTTCCATTAAAAAGTACAACATTAGAAACAGCAACAGCTAGGTTATTTTTAGCAAATAATTTAGCAGGGTACGATACTCCATTAACTACAAGTCTAAATATTTCGTCTACAACATCAACTACTCCATCAAGCAATAGCTTTGTAGCAGTTGTTAAAACATATAGCATTGCTATTAGAAATAAATATGATACAGGAGATGTAAGGTCGGAGGTTGTAGGGTATCTTTACGCTGCTGGAGAGGTGAATACTGTTTACTACTATAATGCCTATAAAAATAGTTATTATAATTCATTTCCCGCAACATTGGATTTGTCTGATGCAGATGGTGAATTTGCAAATGAGGGTAATTTTTTAATGTGGTATGCTGCAAATTATAACCCTGCAAATACAAATTACGATTGGTATTATCCTTTTTTTGGTAATCCTACATTTACATTTACTTCTGGATCAACTCCATCTTATTATGTTACTATTGATAATGATGTAACTGCTTTTAGTGCGCAAACAGTATTCAAAAGCAGTGCTACATACAATATATCTATTGTATTTTATGATAGATTTAGAAGAAGATCTGGCGTAGTTGACAAGGTAATTAATTACACATTACCTAATTTAACAGAAGATCAAACTTCTTTTATTCAATATTTAAATTGGACATTAAGTAATGCAAATGCTGAAAATGAAATACCTGATTGGGCATATTATTATCAAATAGTTCAAACTAAAAATTTAATACAATCTGATTTTGTACAAATAGCTACAAATGGTATTCAATACGCAACAAAGCAAGACATTGCTTCTGGAGGTGGATATACTTATGGTAATACATATTCAATAGGCATTTTTGCGATTGGTTTAAATATTTCAAGTTTAACATCTGTTGGTTTAGGGTATAATTATAAAGAAGGCGATATGTGCAGAATTACAGGCACAAGCGAAAGTTATAATGTTCAAGTATTAGGTCAAGATGGTGAATTTGTATTAGTAGAAGCCTTTGATTTTGGTACAGTTTCTACTTCCGATTATAAAATAATAGAATTATATACTCCTAAAAAAAGTTCTACTCAAGAGCCTTATTATGAGGTGAGTCAAGTTTATTCAATAGATAATCCTACCGCATCAAATAGAGAATATAGTACCACAAGCGGACAATTAATAGGGGATGTTTATATTCTACAAAGAGTCGATGCTGCAAGTACAAATTATTTTACTGAAAATATGTCGCCATTCGACAGAGCATGGCAATATTGGAATACAAATTCTGGATGGCCTAATTTTATAACTAGTTTAGGGCAGGCTAGAAATGAATATGAAATTAGATATTCTAATGTTTATACAACTGGCACAGCTAACAATGGATTAAGCACTTTTGAGGTTTTAAACTTTAAAACAGTGCCACTTGGCATGGGTAGCATACAAAAATTGCAACTTGCATCTAAAACAACAGAGCAAGGGGTTATCATGTTAGCTATTGGATCGTTTCAAACGGCATCTTGTTATCTTGGTGAGGTTCAGGTAGTTGGAGCATCTCAAAATGCGTTCTTAGCTCAAGATGTGGCTGTAATAGGCACAATTAATGTATTAAAGGGTATGCTAGGCACAACACAGCCAGAAACGGTAGTTGAGTATCTTGGGGTTATATTTTGGTATGATCTTAATAACGGCCAAATAGCTCAGTATAGCTCAAATGGCGTATTCCCAATTAGTTCTTTCAAAATGGAAAGACTATTTAAAAATTATGCAAAAGGTTATTTAGCAGCTAATTCTAATAACCTAGATAATATAAACGGATTTCATCATATCCCAACCTACATTGATCCATTCCACAAAGAGTTTGGAATATCATTGCCGGGCTTGATTTATGAGAACTATGCAGACACATTGCCTAGTTACCCAACCGTACCAGCATACGCAAGTTCTATTATAAATAGATTTGATATATCTGATAACTTGTCTAAAACAGTGGTTTTTCATTTACAGGACAATCAATGGAAAAGCGACTATCAGTTTATAGCTGAACAATACGAATATTTTGAAAACAGGATGTTTGGCTTTAAAAACGGGGCTTTGTATGAGTTTAATACTAATACTTCCACGTGGAACACTTGGTTTGGCACTCAATACCCTGTTAGAATTTGTTGGGTAGTTAATAAGCCATTAAGCGGATTAAAAGATATGGCAGAATTGGTAGTTGAGGGTAACCAAGCCCCAGACTATACGGTTTTATACACTACACTTCCAAACACACAAATTACAGATTTGACAGAATCAGAGTTCATTAGCCAAGAGGGAATATATTATGGAAGGTTTTTGAGAGATAGACTATCGCCAAATGCCACAGGTACGCCAGATCAGAAGATGTTGAACGGAGATGTGATTCTTTCTCAAATTCCTCAAATTATGGCTGAATGGCAGTCTTACGACTCAATAATTTATGTTAATTTTGTAGATGTAGGATTTAACCTTTCAAGAGGTCAAAATTTTATTTTAGGTAATCAATAAAAGTATTAATTTTAAATAAATTATCAGTATGATAGATCCAATGACAATAGGCCTTATAGCAAGCGGCGTGGGTGCGCTAGGCAAAGGCATATTTGGTATGAGCCAAATGAATAAGGCTAACCAATTAAATCCTCAATTTGCAGAATACAAAGAGAATCCTTTAGCTAGACAAAATCTAGGCGCAGCTCAACAATTGTTTTATGGAAGAACGCCGGGCATGAGTCAAGCTCAAGCTAATATTCAAGCAGCTCAAGCAAATCAGTTAGCGGCAGGACAAAGAGGCGCAACAGATGCTGCAACATTATTGGCATTGGGTGCTGGAACTCAAGGTGCAACTAATGCAGCGTTATCAAACCTTGCAGCACAAGAAGGTCAGCAAAAAATGGGTATGTTTGATAATTTAAGTAGAGCATATGCTATGTCTATTGGAGAAGGAGATAAAGTGCAACAAAATAAAATGATGAAATTCCAATTTGATGCAAATGCACAAAATGCATTACGTCAATCTGGTATTGGTAATATATTCGGCGGGGCAAGCGATATAGCAGGCGGATTAATGCAATATGGTAATTATCAAAATGCTCAGGATTATAATAAACTATTAGCCGGGTTAATAAAAAAATAAAAAATGGCAAACGGAAATTTAGGTAGTTACGCGGTATCGCTTCCAAATGTATTTCAAGCTCCCGGACAAGCTCTGCAATCCGCAACTGAGCAAGTGCAAAGACAAGGTGAAAATTTTGCTCAAATGCAAATGCGTCAACAGGAAGCAGCTGAAAGAAAAGCAGAAAGAGATGAAGCTCAATTGTATAGAAAAATGCAAACTATACAAGAGCTTTCTGATTTGTCAAAATATCAAACAGCAAATGATGTAGCCAATGCAATTGGTAACAAAAGTGCAAATGATATAAAGGCAAAATATATAGCTTTAGCTAAAGAAGGCAAGGCTGGATTAGCTGATATAATGGAAGGAGTTAATAAAGAAATAGCATCTACAACAGAAGGGATGAATGCATTAAAAATGGAAGGTGAAAGTTTTGAAAATGCATTAAAAACATTAAAAACACAATTTCCAGAATTAGATGCAACTGCATTACTTACTGATTACAGAAAAGATGTAATAGGTAGAAGATTAAAAGATGGAACAAGTTTTGTAAACCCGATAGAAGTTCAACAATCTGATTTGGTAACAAATCTTTCAAACCCAGATTATTTAAGTAAATACACAAGAGGTGGTAAAAATTTAACAGAAGCTATTACAGCTCCTAAAGGAATGGAAAAATCTTCTGTTTTTGTTGGTACGCCAACAGAGAATGTTAAATTTGAAGCAACAATACCTTTTTGGAAAAGACCTACGTTTACACCAGAGCAAGCTCCGGGCGGTTTTTTGCAAAAGGGCATGCAGCCTTCATTAGAAATAAAAGCATCTACGCTTCCCCCTGAGGCTATACCTTCATCTTCAAAAGTGCCATTTAAAGTTATTGATACAGAAGTATATGATAGATTTTCGCAAGAACCAAAAACCAATCTTGAATTAATACAAGCAACAAGAGATAAGTTTCCGAACTATGATACATTTAATCCTACTGAAAAAGAATATGCTAAAAGAAATGTATTGTTTGATAAGTTATCTACTTTAGATCAAAGTCAATTCTATCCAACAGGAAGTACTCGTGCGCCAATTACTAATATAAACTTACCAAAAGAGGGTACCCCAACGGTAAATGTATATCCAGAGATAGAAAAGCTAGTAGATTCAAGAACAGGAGGAATGGCAGCTCCACTTAATCAATTATCTTCAACTACGCAAGGTATTATATTAGATTTTGCACGAAAGGCTAAAGGTGATAATCAATTATCCCAAAGCGAAATAGCAATTAAACGAAACTCAAAAGGGGAAATATCTATTTACGATTTTAATGAAGAAACTGGGAAAATAGGCACAATGATTGCTCCTGTATCAAGGTTAGATGTTAATTTAGAAGCTCAACCTACGGCAAAGGGAAAGACAGAAATTTTAAAGAGTCAACCTGTTGAAAGTGGAAAAATTACCGTAATTTTAAACGGTCAAGAAGGCCAGATCCCGGCTAGTAATTGGGAAGCATTTAAAAGAAAATATCCGAACGCAAAAAGAAAATAAAAATGGCAGATCAAAATCCTTTTTCTGAATTTGGTGGCGAATTAAAAGCAAAAGTAAGTTCAGATAATCCCTTTTCTGAATTTGGAGGTGAATTAAAAAAAAAAGAACCTACATCTTTAGGATTTTCGGTTACACCATTACCATCTCAAGATAAGTTCCAGCAAGGTTTGAAATTTGCACAGCAAGGCTTTAAAATGCCTTCTGCTGATGTTCAAAGGCAAAAAAAGGAACAAGGATATTTATTAAATACGGTATCTTCATTAGATAGGGGTTTTTATAAAAACCTAGTAGGCAATCCGGTAAAAGGCTTAGGAACCTTATTGCAAGGTACAACAGCTAAAGTTTTAGGAGGTTCTGGGAAGGGATTTGTTAGCGAAGCGTTAATAGATTTTGGAGATTACTTTAATAAAACAATTGACGAACTAGCACCACAAGACGAAGAATTTAAGAATAGTTTAACAGACCAATTTGCCCAAGCGTTTGGTCAAGTTGGCTCTTTAGTACTTACTGCCGGAGCAGGAGGGGTTGGCAAGGGAGCATCTATGGCTACCCAGCTTGCACCGAAAGCGGCTGGAAAAGCAGCAGCAGCAAGAGGATTAGCAGCAGAGCTTACAAGTCCAACATCAATAAGTGCTGGTCTTTCTATGGGACAAGCTGAATTTGAAAAGGCAAAGCAATTTGGCGCATCTGATGAGGATGCATTTGAGGTATTTTATAAAAATGCAGCAGTTGGTTCTGTATTAGAAAAAATACCAACTATGCAGTTTTTGAAAAGATTTAATCAAGCTACATCTGGTGGTATTGCCAATTATATAAAGACAAAAGGAGTAGCAGGTATAACGGGGGGATTAGAGGAAATGACAACGGAGGTTTTGCAACAAATATATGCCAACAAAACAGCCAAGGACGTTTATAATATTAATCAAAACATTTTTGAGGATTTAACATCTTCTGGTGGTATTGGTTTTGGAGTTGGATTTCTTCTTAATGCTATGGGAGCAAAAGCGAGATTGCTTAAAAGAGATGGCAAAACCAGTGAAGCAAAGCAAATCCAAGATCAAATTCAACAATTTGAATCTAAGATAGAGGATGATAATAAAAAAGGGCAAGACGAAAAGATAAAAGTTAATAATATAGTAGATAAAATTGAGAAAGGCGAATTAGTTCCATTAGAGGATATAGAATTTTACGAAGCCAATAAAAATAAAATTGATAAGGCAATTCAAGCAAAACAACTAGAAGCAGAATTGTCAGCACCTTCTGTAATTATGCCAGAAGAAAATGTTGCTCCTGAAATTATAGAGCCAACAAGACCAGCTGTAATAATGCCAGAGGAGAACGTACCTGTTGAAACAACAGTAGTAAGGCCAGAACAACAAGGCAAAGCTCCTTCTGTTATTATGCCAGAAGCTAATGTAGCTCCTGAAGTTGCAGAAACGGTAGTTACTGAAGAAGTTAAACCAACTGAAGTTAAACCAACTGAAGAAGCAAATTATAATGTAATTGCTGCTGATTATTTATTTACGGGTGGCAAAGGCGTTATTTTATCTACTGATTATTTTTTACAAGCATTGACTGCTTCTTTCCCGTATTCAAGTGAGAAAATTAATGAAATCAGGAACAGGTATGCAAATAAATTTGGGAATATTAAAGATGATATTGGTACCGATTCTTATAATTCAGCAATTAATGAAATAAAAGATGAAATAAATAAAACTTACAATAATGAAAAAGCAAGTGAATTATTTGATAAAATTGTCAACAATTCAACTGGGTTTACTCTTTCTAGGGAAGGTAATAAAGTAAGTAGTGAATTAGAAAAATTAAATGAAGAATTTAAACCAACTGAAACAAAAGCAGAAGTTAAACCAACTGAAGTAAAGCCAGAGGTTAAGTCTAAATTAGAAGCATTTAAAAGCAAGTTTGCGCCACAGCCAAAACAACTTTCATTAAAAGGAATTGGTGCGGCTGAAACTAGAAAGATTAATGAGGAAGCTAAAAAGGTTGAACCAAAAGACGCTAGGGGATTCGCATTATCGTGGCTTGCAACTGGTGATGAAAGCGTAAGCCCGGATTCATTAAATAAATTACTTGGATCATTTAGAGCTTCTTTAAATGTTGGGAAGGTTAAAAAAACACAAGAAGAAAGATTAAGAGATTATGTAGATAAGGAAGGTGAAGATATAGATAAGGTTGCAGATAAGATTTGGGATAGATTGCCAGAGCAAATGCAAGATAAATTCACTAGCATGGATGTAAGAGATCAGCTTGAAATGCTTATTGCAGAATATCCAACTAGAAAAGATGCAGCAGCGGCATTGGTTGAATATGGAACAGGTGAACAAGGGGTAGAAGAACAGCAAGCTAGATACGAAGAAGGCAAGGGTGTTTCTGAAACGCAAGAGGAAGCGCCAATTGAAATTAAAGGCGGGTTTGTTCCAATCGAAGAAGATATTGATGCAAAGAGTTTGTCAAAAAATATTGAAGATAAATATAATGTAAAATTAGATCTATTTGAAACAGATAAAGATATAAGTCTTTCTAAAATAGTAGTTCCAAAAGAAACAAGAGGAAAGGGCATTGGCACATCTGCAATGGAAGAAATTATTAATTATGCAGATATAAATAATAAAAGAATTTTATTGACACCGTCTACTGATTTTGGAGGAACTTCCGTAGATAGATTAAAAGAATTTTATAAAGGTTTTGGTTTTGTAGAAAATAAAGGTAAAAACAAAGATTTTACTACAAAAGAAACAATGTATAGAAATCCAATTCAAGTAGAAGAAACTCCATTTGCAATTGAGGAAGTTACTAGCGAAGAAGTTAATCAAATGCAAGATATAGTAAAAGATTATATCAATGAAGGTATTACATCATTGCCGGAGATCAAAAAAGCGATTGCAAAAGAACTTGGATACAATACTAGAAAGTTAAGACAGACAATTGATGATGCATATAATAAATATACGGCAACAAAAGAAGCGGCACCAGTTGAGGTAACTAGCGGAGTTGTTGGCAGAATAGGTAATGCATTAAAAAAGATGTTTGGCAAAGATGCTCAAAAGCCTTTTGTAGCAAAAGACTCAAAAGCGTTAGAGGCAAAATTAAGCGATATAAAAGACGATGTAAGGTTTCAAATCGAAGCAGGTTTTAGAGGCGCAAATGATATGCCAGTTGCGTACAGGTATGATACAGATCAAGTGGCTAGAGAAAGATTTGATATACCAAAATTAAAAAAAATCGGGGAAGGCAGTGATAGAGTTGTTTTTGATTTAAAAGATGGAAAAGTTCTTAAAATTGCAAAAACGCCAAGAGGATTAGAGCAAAATATATACGAGGGCGATTATTACTTGTCAGGGACAATTTTACCTGAAACTTTTGAAAGAGGATTGAATTATGTGGTAGTAGAAAAAATTAGCCCAGCGATAACAAGGACTATTGATTTAGGGATTGCTGATATAAATATTGAGTCTGATAAAAAGGGAATTGGTAAATTAAATGATTTGTTAAAAAAATTAAAACAATTTACTCAAAAAGATTTTGATAATCATAATGGCGATTTGCAAGATATTTTAGCTGAATATGATTTGACAGATATAATGAATTATGATGTTATATGGAATGATTTTACAGCTAAAAGAAATTGGGGATTGAAAGATGGGGAGCCACTCCATTTAGATGGCGGAACATTTGGTGGTATTCAAATGCTTGACAGATTTAAAGGTCAAAAACCATTAAGCGATCCTGAATTTAGAGATATTTACAATAAAAGCAAAAAGGCAAAGATTGAAAATAAAGACGTAGATAAGTTTACCAAATTTATGGCTACGCCTGATGCAGATATACTTGGTTTTACTTATCAAAACAAAATGTATTTAAACGGAGAAAAGTTAAATCCAAATACGCCTATTCATGAAGCAGGCCATATATGGGTTGAATGGACAAAAACAAACGATCCTAAAATTTATGCCAAGGGCATGGAGTTAGTTGAAGGTTCTCCATATTTAAAGAAAGCAAAAGAAAGTAAGTTTTACCAACAGCAAGCAGAAAACATGACTGATGCTGAAAAGACAGATTATTTTAAAAACGAAGCGCTAGCAATGGCTATTGGTGATAAAGGTGCGCAATTTGTTGTAGAGTCTAAGAGAGAGTCATTCAAAGATTGGTTAAAGACATTATGGACTAAGATAAAGAGCTTAACAGGATTTAAAGATTTAACAGAAGAAGAATTTCAAAATCTTACTTTTGAAGAATTTTCTAAAATGGCTGTTAAAGAAATATTGGGAGTAGAGAACGACCTAGACCAGTTCCAAGCTGCAAGATCGATGAAGAAAAAGAAAGAATTTGTAAAAGGCAAAGTAAGAGGAGAGGCCAACAAAAGAGCAATAGATGATTTTGAGGTAGATGACATGATTAAGTTAATCAAAGCAGATTATGATTTACAAACACTTAAAAATATAAAAGATGCCATACAAAAGCGAAGCGCAGAGGAGGTTCTTCCAAGCCAACCGCGCAAAATTGGAGAAAGAAGGGGTGAACGTAAACGAGTGGAACCAAGAGTCGAAGGGGATGAAGCTGCCGGAGAAGGTGAAGCAACACCAACCGAAGATGTTGAGAAGGAGTGGCAAGGGGCGATAACAATTGCCGCAAATGAAGAAAGAAGGCAAATGCTAGGCTTACCAGAGTATCAAAGAGAAAAGCAATCATTTGAGGAGTGGACTAATAAGGCCATAAAGATGATAAAAAGAGGGTATAATGTAGAGAAGCTGCTTGACAAAATGGAAAAAGGAAATTACTCGCCAACTCCTGAAGAAAATCAAATAAGAAAGATTTATGTAGCAAAATTAAAAAGTGATTATGATGCTAACCCTACTCCAGAATTAGAGAAGAAATTAATAAGATATACTCAATTAAACGATATAGTAAATTCTCAATTGGGCAGACAATTAAGATCTTTAGCTGATGTTACAGAACCAAGAGAAACACTTGCAGACTTTGTAATATCTAAAATGGAAGCTAATAATGTTGACGAGCTTACAGAAAAACAAAGAAAGCAAGTAGAAAAGCAATACGAAGAAATTAAAAAGAAAGAGGAAGATGTAGAAGCAAAATTAGAAATTAATGACGAGCTTAATGCTCAATTACTTGCTGAAACTGTATTTAAAGAAGAAAAAGCAAAGAGAAAGCCTTACCAAAAAACAAAAGACTATAAGGCAGATAGAAAATCTATTATAGAATCTATTAAGCAAAAATGGAAAGATAAAGACAAGCCTAGTGATGTTTTAATGGCATTGCCGTTTCCTGTTCCAACAAAAAAAGCTCAACAACTTGTTGCAATCGCACCGGATGTTAGCAAATTAATGGCTTCTTATATAGAAGAAGGTGTTGATGATTTAAAGGAAATAGTAAGTCGCATTTATGTTGATTTAAGAAATGAAATAGATGGATTATCTGAAAAGGATATATTTGATGTTATTGCAGGAAGGTATAAAAAAGAAAAACCATTATTAACTCAATTGCAATTAAAAAAAGCTGAATTAAAAAAAGAAGCTGAATTAATCGCTAAGATTGAGGATATCATGGCTGGGAATATGCCAACTAATGAAAAGGCAAAAATTGAACAAAATCAAAGAATTACTCAGTTAAGAAATGAATTAAGAGATTTAAAGAAAGAAGTTGGTTTTTATGATTTATCAAAAATCAATTCTTTAAAAGAAAAGAATCTTGAAAAAATAAAAGAAATTGATGAGAAAATTCAAAAAGGAGATTTTGAGAAAGCAATAAAAGCCCCATCATTTTTAGAAAATCCTGAGTTTAGAAAGAAGTATCCTAAAGAATATGAGGCTTATATTCAATCTGCAAAAGAATTGTCAGATAAAAAGCATGAATTTGAAGTTTCTTTAGCTAAAGATGAACTAAAAGGTTTGACATTTAGGGATAAACTAGTAAAAAGATGGGGGCCTGAATTTAAAAATACTTTATCTGCAATTAAGGCTACATTGGATAACTCCTTTATTTTTATACAACTTGGGCCGGCTATTTGGTCTAATCCATTGTTGTTGCCTAAAGTATTGAATGAGCAAAGAAAAGTTATTTTTAATGAAGGTAGATTTAAGAGAGAAATAGTACAAATTTTTGAAAATAAAGAGCTTGCAAATCTAATTGAGGTTTCTGGTTTAGATATTTTAGATCCACAAACTTTAAGAGAAAGTTTAAGAGAAGAACAATTAGGCGGTACAGACTTTTTGGAAAGAAGCGTAGAAATAAAAGGGAAAAAATATTCTTTAGCTACAATAATTAAAGCTCCTTTTGAAAGAATTGCAATTGCAGCCGGAAACTATGTAAGATTAAAATTATTCTTAGAAAGTGTAAGCCATTTAGAAGCGCAAGGTAAAACGATAGAAACCCATGAAAAAGAATTTAAAGACGCCGCAAGAATTGCAAACGAAATGACTGCTAGAGGAGAATTGTCAGAAGAATTTAAAACAGGAAAATTAAAAACTTTATCTTCTTTAACTTGGGCCCCTAAGATGATTGGATCTACTATAAATCTTTTAGGCTTGGGTGATATATATAATTATGCACTAGGAAGAAAAGGTTACTACGCTAGTTTATCTCCTGAATTAAGAAAGGCAGCTATTGGCAAAATGGCCACAGCAATTGCTGTACCTTATTTAGCTATGGCAGCACTAGCGTTAGATGATGATTTTGAAGTTGATTATGATCCAAGAAGTGTAACATTTGGTCAGATAAAACAAATATCAACAGGTAAATCGTGGAATCCATATGGCAGATTTACTTCTGTTGTAAGATATCTAATTCTTATGATGCTTGGTGTAAGATATATAGGTGATGAAAAATTGAGAGCTGACTTTAAAACAGAAACCTTTAAATTTTTTAGAGGCAAGATGGCACCCGCATATGGTCTTGGTCTTGATTTGGCTTTCAGAGAAGGATTTGATGGTCAACCATTAAGTTTCAATGACGTTGCAAAAGATGCTATAACTCCATTAGCAATAAAAGACTTAAAGACATATTTAGAAGATGATGGCACATGGGGATTGATTACACAGGGCTTGCCTGCATTAAGTGGTATAAAAGTAGGTACCGAAAAGCAATACAATCAAGCCAAGCAGCCATTAGAGGATATTATTAAAAAGCACGCTAGAACAGATGATACATATTATTCTTTTGAATTAAAAAATCCATCTACCAAAGAAATAGCAACCAAAGAGCAGTTTGATAAGTTTGTAAAAGAAAGAGATAAATTAATTGCAGAAAAGCTAACCGACCTTTATAATGGCTATGTAATTACAGATTCGCCAAATCCGGTTCCTTTTGTATCATTAGAACCAAATGAGGCTGGTAAGCAGATTTCAACAGCTAAAACCGAAGCAACTAAAGAAGCTAAAGAAATAGTTTTTGGCAAAAAGAAAAAAACGGCTATGGAGAGATTGATTGAACGTAAAAGAAGGTTGTTAAGAAGATAGTTTATATATTTGTATTAACTAAAACTATCTAAATGGAAACATTAGAAGAATTAAGACAAAAGGTAGCCCTATATGAACAGAACGGGGCTGCCAAGTTGTTTTACGCTTTGAATAGAAAGGCAAATGAAATGGCTGATTTGCTTAATAAGACCAACTTATCCCATTTGCTTTTAGAAGATCCAAAAGACAAGACTTTTGAAAGATTAAAAGCTATTTGGAATGATAGCTCTGCCTTGTCAACGGCAATTAAAGACTTAGGCATATCTGCTGGTGTTACTGGCGATGAGCAAAAGGATGTAGTCAAAAAGCCATTTGTAGAAAGTATAGCTGAATCTAGAAGATAATGGCTGAAGTAATAAGTATATACGGAACCAACATTACCCTACCTGAATGTGATACTGAAATAGAAGATTGGGGTGAATCTAATCCTGCCGAGCAGTATTGGAGAAGAAAAGAACTGCCTAATATCTTTCAAGCGGTAGAATACGATAAGGAAGGCAATGCTTTGCTTGATGCACAACAGGCAGCTTTTGCCACAAGAGAAGTAGATAGATGCAAGAAAGGTTTTTGGTTTTACAACAATGGTAAAGCCACATACATTACAGGTAAGCATTATTTTTACCTTCAATGGTGGAAGCTAGAGGATGATATCTATGGTGATTTTAGGGATGCAGACAGAAGATACTTTTTATTTCTAGATCATTGGGAAAAGACTCCGTGGTGCTTAGGCGTTGTGCGAGGCAAGAAACGCCGTGAGGGTGCGACATCCCAAGCGACATCAAATATAGTTTACGAGTGTATTTTCTATAAGAATAGCTTTTGTGGTTTGACAAGTAAAACGCAAATAGATGCTAAGGCAGCATTTACCAATATGATTTCGTTTGGTTATAGGCAGCTGCCGGTATTCTTGAAACCAAAGCAATTAAACAACAAAGACAGCGTAAGCGAACTTGTATTTGCCCATAAGTCAGTAGACATTAGAGGCACAAAAGGTAATGCAATAGATAATGATACCGGACATAGGTCTAGAATTGATTATCGTGCGCCTTCCTTGAACTCTTATGACTCTGGTCGTCTTAGTCGTGGTTTATTTGATGAAGGCGGAAAATGGGCAAAAGAAACGCCATTCTCGACATTCTTATCCATTGTAAGTAAAACATTGGTAAAAGGTGCCAAGAGAGTGGGATTTATTGAATGTCCATCAACCTCGAATAGTATGACTAGCGGAGGAGAGGAGTTCAAGATAGTATGGGATGCTGCCGATCATTTGAAATATCCCAAGACGCCAAATCGTTTAGTTAAGTATTTCTCGCCCGCGTATGATGGTTATTTAGGTTTTATTGATCGATATGGCATGAGTGTAATCGGGCCACCAACAGAAGAACAATACAAATATTTAGTTGATAATTACGTTGGTGCAGGCGATTTGAATGAAGAAGATGTTAGGTTGGGAGCTAAAGAATACTTATTAGCCAAGCGTAAGCAATTAGAAGCCGTTCAGTTAGAGGAGGAGATAAGAATGAATCCTTTTGATGAAAGGGAGATGTTCATGCTTAGAAATACCAATTGCCATTTTGATGCAGTATTGCTTAACGACCTTTATGAAATAGCCAAAATTAATGAGAAAGAAGTGCTTGAATATGGTAATTGGACTTGGAAAGACGGAGTGCCATTTACAGAAGCAGTATGGGAAACGACTAGCAAAGAAGCAGCAAGATGGACTAGAGCCAAGAATTTTAAGATAACAAAAGGCGAAACATACACAAGAAGGGGTAATTTATTTTTACCTAAAAATTCAGTGCAGTTTATAATGGGATGCGATCCATTCCAAAACTCAGTGGTTGAACATGGAGAAGGTTCAAAGGCGACTAGCTTAGTTTTGAATAGGTATGATATAGGCATAAACGATCCTGTTTATAATATGATGTTTGTTTCCAAATACCACGCAAGACCTAAGATGGTAGAGCTTTTCCATATGGATATGGTACTGCAATGCTTTGCTTATGGAGGCCAAATGCTAATAGAGGCGAAAATGGATGGCGGATTGCGAAAGTTTTTTGTTGACAATTATTGCGAAGCGTTTCTGATAAGATTGCCAGAAAAATCAAATTATGGGGTAGACCCTAATGCGGACAATAAAGCCCTAATGGTGAACCTTTGGGAACAATACATTTTAACGCATGGTAAGGAAGGAAAGATAATATACCCAGAATTAATAGACGATAAATATGATGGATTGATTAAGTTTAATGTAAACGAAACAGAGGTATCTGACTTAGTAATGGGAGGCGGATGGACTTTATTTGCAGATTATTATAAAAGAGCAAACTTTAAAAAACCGGAAGCCAAATTCAAACTGACTGACTTTTTCCCACAAACTAAACTAGCGTAATGTCTTGGACTAACTTTTTTACTAAAATATTTGTCATAAACTTGCCGGAAAGAACAGATAGGCTAATAGAGATTGCAGAGCAGCTTTACAAATGGGATATTCCATACGAATTGATTAACGCCACAAAGCATGAAAATGGAGCAGAAGGCTTGCGCATTACAGTAGAGAAGATATTTAGAGAAGCGATAAAGAACGAATGGGAGTCAGTCTTGATATTTGAAGATGATGCTATGTTTGTTGACTCTTGTGGTAACCCTAACGATACAATGAATGAAGTTGTAAAGCAATTACCTCTTACATGGGATATACTTTATCTTGGGGCGCAATGCACTACGGGGTTTAAGTTGAGAGCCTCACCTAACCTTTTATTAGTAGAAAACGCATATGCCACTCATGCTTGGGCTATATCATTGCATGGAATGAAGGAGATATTAATGGCAGTTTTAGAAGCACCGATAGACAATTGTATTGTAAATAAGATACAATGTCATGGCACAACTTACATTACTTATCCACTTTTATGCACTCAAAGGCCGGGCGTATCAGATATAGGCAATACCTTTATTGACTGGCAACCATTTATAGAACAAAGATATTATCAAAAACTAGGAAATTTATGAGAGAAATATGTATATGTATCCCAACTTGGAATAGGGTAGAAATGACATTAAAAAGTTTTAGTAAGGTATATGACGATCCTCGTGTTAAAAATATTGTAATAGTGGATGATATGAGTGATTTACCTATTTATAACCAATTAAAGCAAGAATGTGATAAGCTAAAGAAGGTTAAACTATTTAGAAATCTAAGCAACAGAGATTGTTATGCAAACAAGTATGTGGCTATAAGCCTATCAACAACAGACTATTGCATTATACTTGATTCTGACAATGAGATAGACACTGACTATTTGGATAAAATATATGAGCAAGAGTGGGATAAGGACACGGTATTAGCACCAGATTGGGCAATGCCAATGTTTAATTACACAGAATACGCTAACCTATTTGTAACCAAGGATAACCTATCCGAGTATATAGACAAGCCAATGTTTGAAACTTGCTTAAACTGCATGAACTATTTTGTAAATAAACATTCTTATTGCGAGGTATGGGATGCGGAAATAGATCCGGTTACCAGCGATAGCTTGTTTCAGAATTACAATTGGCTAATGTCAGGGCGAACAATCCACATAGTTGACGGGTTAAGATATAATCACTTAGTCCATGATCAATCGCATTACATAAACAATGTGCAAAGAACAGGAGATTTTAGAGAAAAATTAATAGAAAAAATTAGGGAATTAAATTAAATTAATTAACTTTATCCCCTATGGTAACCTTCAACAACGCGGGAAGAATGGGCAACTGGCTTTTTGAGTGTGCTACGGCTATGGCCTACGCGTTACAGCATGACTTAGATTTTACCGTCCCAAATGAAACTAGCAACCCAAAATGGAACCCAATCTATTGCTCGCATTTAATTAATGATAGCTATAATCCCGGACTTGAAAAAGTTCACTTATGGGAAACAAAACATTCTTACGAAGAATTACCATACAATCCATCTTGGAAAGACAAGAATATAATTATTGAAGGTTACAGGCAGACAGCTAAATATTTTGACAACTATCGTAATGAAATAATTTACTTGTTAAATTTCCCATATAAAAAAATGGATGGCTATGTTTCTGTCCATGTAAGACGCGGCGATTACGTTACATTAAGAGATAAGCATCCGGAGGTAACGATAGAATGGTATGAAAAAGCCATGAGTATGTTTCCTGATTATAAGTTTAAATTCTTTTCTGATGACATTTCTTGGTGTATAGAAGCGTTTGCGCATAGAAGCGATTGTGAATATTCTGGAAATACAGACGAGCAATCCGATCTTATAGAAATGAGCTGGTGCGAGCATCAAATATGTTCACCATCTACATTCTCTTGGTGGGGTGCGTATTTAAATAAAAATGAAGATAAAAAAGTAATCTTTCCGCAATTTTGGTTTAGTGAGGGATGGTGCGGATTAGACACTAGCGATATTGTTAAACCTGAATGGATAAAATTATGAATGATTTAATTATGTTTGATTTTCAGCATTTCTATCAAAGAATTGCAAAAGAGTTACCCAACAACGCACGACTAGCAGAAGTCGGTGTTGCAAATGGCGATAGTGTTATATATTTAGCACAAGAATTAAAAAACTTGGGTAAAGATTTTAAAATTTATGCAATAGACAATATGGGCTACGGTGGTTTTTTTCAAATGAAAACCATATACGAAAACATTATAAAAAGTGGTTTGGGTGATTATATAGAAGTAATGCCTTATGCAAGTTTAGATTGTGCTAAAATGTTTAATGATGGTTTTTTAGATTTTGTTTACATTGATTCATCACACACATACAAAGAAACAAAACAAGAGGTAATTGAATGGTATAATAAAGTAAAAGACGAAGGCATACTTGCAGGCCATGATTTTAATGCAGACGAAGTAAATAGAGCAGTAAGTCAAATTGTGCCAAAAACATTTACTAGAGCAGATATTGCAGATAGAGAATTTGAAACAGAAAAAGTTTTACATTCAGAAGAAACTGCTAACGGATGGGGATTATGGTGGTTTAAAAAACAATGGTATTTAAAACTAAATAAATTTTAATATGAAAACAGCTTGTGTATTAGGCGGTCATGGGATGATCGGAATGCAATTAGTAAAAAGATTAAAAAGCGAAGGCTATTGGGTGAGATCAGTAGATGTTAAACAACCTGAATTTTCAAAGTCTGAAGCAGATGAAGCATTTATTTTAGATTTGCGTAATCCATCAAATGTATCAAAGGCTTTATGGAATCCCCAGCAAACAACATGGCATGATAATGTTAATGCGTTTGATGAGGTGTATCAATTAGCTGCCGATATGGGAGGCGCTTTGTATGTATTTACAGGGGTTAACGATGCAGATATTATATATGATTCAACAATGATTAATTTAAATGTGGCAAAGGCTGCATCAGAATACGGAGTTAAAAAATTATTTTTTTCATCAAGCGCTTGTGCTTATAGCGAAAGATTGCAAGAGTCATTAGATAGCGCATCATTAAAAGAAGATTCAGCTTGGGATGGTAAACCAGATAGTGTCTACGGCATTGAGAAGCTATTATCAGAACAGATTTATGATTCTTTCAGAAGAAACAAAAATTTAGATGTAAGAATTGGTCGTTTCCATAACATATTTTCACCTGAATGTACTTACAAAGACGGCAGAGAAAAAGCTCCAGCAGCAGTATGTAGGAAAGTAGCAGAAGCAAAAGATGGCGGAGAAATTGAAATATTTGGTGATGGTTTACAACAGCGTAGTTTTTTATTCATTGACGAGTGTTTGGATGGTGTAAAAGCATTGATGCAATCAGATTATGTCTATCCTGTTAATATTGGCTCAGATGAAATGATATCAATTAATGACTTGGCTAAAATGGTTATTAAAATTTCAGGCAAAACTTTAACAATTAAAAATGTTGAATCAAATGCATTAGGCGTTAGAGGTAGAAATTCAAACAATGAATTGGTAGAAAAGGTAACAGGGTGGCGTCCAACAAAGCCGCTTGAGGAAGGCATGGTTAAATTATATAATTGGGTTGAATTAGAAGTTAATAAACATAAAAGCAAAAGTATATGATGATATCATTTGACTATCTAGTCAATAAGCATAAGTTGGATATAAAAGGGGTGTTGCATCTTGGTGCATCTTATGGTCAAGAAAAAAATGAATACGATAACTATTGTAAAGGGGATGTATATTGGGTTGAAGCAATACCATCTGTTTATGAAAAGTTAATTGAAAATATTGCGCCATATAAAAAACAAAAAGCATTTAATGCTTGTTTGAGTAATGTTAATGGTGAAGAAATTGTTTTTAATGTATCTAATAACGAAAGCCAGAGTTCATCAATGCTGGAGCTTGGTACCCATATACTTATCCATCCAGAAGTACATTACATAGAACAGATTGCAATGAAAACAATCAGAGCAGATAAATTACTTGAAAAATGTGATTTTACGAATGTCAACTTTTTGAATGTAGACCTCCAAGGAGCAGAGCATTTGGCTATTGAGGGTATGGGGGATTTGATTAAAAATATAGATTATGCATTGTTAGAAGTTAATATGAAAGAAACATATAAGGGATGTATGTTAATTGATGATTTAGATTATTTTATGCTGCAACGAGGTTTTGAAAGAGTTGAAACGGGTAGTTGGGTTGCAGATACATGGACTGACGCGCTTTATGTAAGAAAATATAATATATGATAGACGTACCGAAGGAGTTTATGCCTACCATAAACACGGTTTATCCTTTTGAAAATTATACCATTTTTGAAGAATGGGTTTCAAATAGATTTATACCAGAGTTTAATGGGAGGGCATATTTAAGAATCCATTGGACATCATATCATGTAAATAACAACTACGGGAATGATCCAGTAGCTAGAAAAAGCCTGCAAGACTATGTAGATGCGTTACCTAGAAATCAGCAATATTGGACTATTTGCCAATATGATGATGGGGTTTTGGTTGACTTTAAAGATTTAGATATTTTGGTATTTAATATGAGCAAGAAAGAAGGGGTAGAAATACCTTTGCTTTGCATGCCTCATAGTTATAAATGGGATGGGCAAAAAACAATATTTGCGTCTTTTGTTGGCACCAATACTCACCCAATAAGAAATTATGTGTTTAATATTCAAAACGCGGATTATTACATATCCCAAGAGCAGCACGATGTAAATAGGTTTTGTGGCATTATTAGTAAGTCTATATTCGGATTATGCCCTAGAGGGTATGGCTTAAATAGCTTTAGAATTGCTGAGTGCCTCCAATACGAAACTATACCTGTTTACATTAGCGATGAGTTTGTTAATTGCTTTGATGCCAATTTTGAAGATTATGGGGTAATCATAAAAGCCGAAGATGCACATAGGATAGTTCCAATTTTAAATAGTATCCCAAGTATAGATATAGTCCAAAAGCAACTAAAAATTAAAGAAATATACAATAATTATTATACTTACCAAGGGGCTTTAAACAACATAATACAGAAGCTAAATGAAGATAGCGGTAATTCATAATTTTGATGCTAGTGATCGATTTGACAGGTTAATGAACGAATTTAAAGAGCAGGGCATCAAAGACTTTTCTTTTTTCCCTGCCGTATATGATTCTCATTCAGTTAAAAGGGCAATTAATTTAGCTCATAAACAATGCGTTCAGTATGCCAAAGACACAGGCTTGCCTGAAATATGCATAATGGAGGATGACGTTCACTTTACCAATCCGGATAGTTTTTCGTACTTTTTAAGAAACAAGCCATTAGATTTTGATATATATTTAAGTGGTATATACATTGGGGAGATTCGGGAAGATCAAACAGTGGATAATTTTACCGGTTTTCATTGCTACATAGTCAACAGCAAGTTTTACGATACATACCTAAATACGCCTCTAGATGAGCATATAGACCGCGCGTTAGGGGGCTTGGGCAAGTATGTGGTTTCCGATCCTTTTATCGCTATTCAATACAACGGATTTTCATATAACACAAAAATGGAAATGAATTATGATAGTTTATTGGAAGGCAGAAAATTATATTAAATTAATTAATATAATTTAATTTGTTTTTTTTATTTACTTTTAATTAATTTTGGTTAAAATATGCAAGAAGTTTGGAAAGATATTGTTGGTTATGAAGAATCTTATCAAGTTAGTAACTTAGGTAATGTAAGAAGTATTAATAAAATCTTAAAACCCAATTTGACTAAAAAAGGATATTATCATGTAACATTATACAGTCAAGGTATCCCAAAAACATTTAAATTGCATAGAATAGTTGCTAAACATTTTATAGAAAATCCGCAGAATAAATTAGAGGTTAACCATATTGATGGTAATAAAATAAATAATACGGTAATCAATTTAGAGTGGAATACGAGGAAAGAAAACAATCGTCATGCAATTGACAACAATTTGCTCGTTTTGCAAAAAAAGGGTGAAGGTTATTGGAATAAAAAATATAGATCAGAAAGTTCTAGAAAAAAGTGTGTTATAGATATGGAAACTGGCATTTTTTATTATTGCATGAAAGATGCAGCAGATGCTAAAAATATGACATATAGCCAATTAAAAAATAGATTGAAAGGAAGGACATTAAATAATACATCAATAAGATTTATATAATGCAACAGGCGACAAATACGTATCCAAATCAACAAATAGATCCAAGAGAGAAATCTTATGATTGGATATTACAATACTGCAAAGCTGCGTGGGGTGATTCAAGAGGGTATGTTCCTAACAATATGTTAAATTTTGGTCAATCCAAAATGAACGAAATTAGAGAATATGCATTAGGTAGACAAAGTACAACTAAATATAAAAAACTTTTAAACGTAGATGAGCAACAAGATAAAACTTGGTTGAACATTGATTGGACTCCACCATCTTTTTTAACAAAGTTTAGAGAGATAGCAATATCAAAATTAGTTCAAAGAAGATATGCGATAAATGCATTTGCAGTAGATCCAATTGCTAAAAGTGAAGAAGATAATTACTTTACCGAAATGAAGGTAAAGATTTTAATGAGAGAAGCAGCGCAAAAAGCAGGCAATCAAGAATTACTTAATAGCCCAGTGTTAGCGCCTCAGCCGGGTGAAGCTCAAGATCTAGAGCAATTGAAGATGGAGGAGCAATTTGGATATAAGCACGTGATGTCAATGGAAGCAGAGATGGCAGCATCTTTAGCTATGTATCAAAATAAATTTGATGAAAAAAGAAAACGCACAATAGAAAATCTTTTTGATTTTGGAATGGGCGGTTATACAGAATATATTGATGAAAATGGTCAAGTAAAATTAAGAGAGATTAACCCTGAAAACATGGTGTTATCTTATTGTGCTAAAAATGATTTTTCAGATTTAGTACATTGGGGAGAAGTTAGAGAAGTATATGTAGGAGATCTTGCGCCATGGTTTACGGTAGAGCAAATGAATCAAATCGTACAAAGCGTAGCAGGTCGTTTTGGTAATCCATCAAACTTTATGTATGGTACTGATTATTCTAAATATTGGAATAGATTTAAAGTACTTGTTTTAGATTTTGAATTTTTATCTTGGAACGATTATACTTACAAAGAAGAAGTAGACAATAGAGGTAATGTAAGATTTGGAAAGACAAAATATCAAGACGCAACTAAACTATCTGTAACTAAAGAAGGCGTAATTGATAAAATGGGTACTATACCTAACATGATCGATTTTAGCATGAAAGGTCAAGCAGAACCTATCTTTATGCCGGTTACTCGTAAAGTAGTTTATAAGTGCAAGTGGCTTATCCAAACAGACTATATGTATGATTGGGGTATGTCAGAGAATCAAATTAGAAAGCCATCATCTTGGTGGGATACTAAATTGAACATTCAGCTTTATTCTTGGAATTTTTACAAAATGCGTTTTGCTGGAATTACTGAAAGGTTGATCCCACTTGAAGATAAAGCTAGTCTTACTTGGTTCAAATTACAAAATATGTCAAATAAGTTAATCCCTTATTTGATTAACATAGACTTAAATGCGCTTGAAGGAGTTGACTTTGGTGGTGGTGGAGAAAAAATGAATCCAACAAAAGTTATGGATTTTATTTTCTCAAACTTTGTTGTGCCTTACAGATCAACAGACTTGCTAAGTCAAAATCCTAATTACAAGCCTGTATCTATTGAAGCATCAGGTCAATTGGCGGTGTTTGGTCAATTATACCAAGAGTTGCAAAACACTTTGGATATGATGCGCCAAGTATCTGGATTAAATGAATTAACAGATGGATCTACTCCAAACGCTAAAACATTAGTTCCGGTTGCAAACGCAGCAATGGAAAGTACAAATAATGCTTTGTATCTATTAAGTTTTGCAGATAAACAATTAATACAAGATTTAGCAGATGCCATTGTTAGCAAAGTTCAAATTGCAGTTAAATTAGGCAAGGTAGAAGGTTACGCTAGATCATTAGGTGAAGAAACTGTTAAATTTTTCCAAATTAATCCTGATATTTCAATTCATGAGTTCGGTATCTTTATTGAAGATGTGCCATCTGACTTTGAAAGACAACAATTAATTCAAGAATTAAACATAAGAGATAGTCAAGGATTGATAGAGCCAGAAGATAAGATTTTGGTAATGAGTACCAAGAATTTAAAAATGGCGTCTATGATTCTAGCTTATAGAATTAAAAAGCGCAGAGAGAAATTGCAGGAATTTGAATTACAAAAAATTCAGGAAGCATCTCAAGGTAATGCTATGGCAACTCAAGTAGCAGAACAAGAGAAGCGTGTTACATTACAAACTCAATTAGAAGTCGATGTTGCCCGTATCAATGCTGAAAAGCAGTGGGATTACATTATCCAAATGGGCAAGAAAGACAAAGACATTCAAGAAGCCGAAATTCAAAAAGAAGCAAAAGTTATTGCTCAAAGAATACAAGCAGACGCTAGAATAGTAGTAAGCGAAAAGAAACAATTACAAACACCAAAAACAGAAAAATAAAATGGTAAAGTCTTTATTGTCAGCAAATTTGAGAAAAGGTTTGCAAGAGGCACTTCAAATGGAATTATATCAATCTAACCTTTGGAAGCATTTAGCTAACCAATTGCAAAGATTAGGTTACTTTGGCAGTCAGAAATATTTTTTAGAAGAAAGTGCGGAAGAATTGACGCATTACCAAATTATCGTTGACTTTATGAATGATATGGGCGATTGCGCTAGTTTGCCTGAAATTGAAGCAATGAAGGATAAGGTTGAATCAATTGGCGATGCATTAGAAATTGGCTACGAAACAGAACTAGATGTATTAAATATGTACAAAGAGCTTTATAAGCAAGCTGAAGAAGAAGATTGCGCAGTTGGCATTTTCTTGCAGCAATTTGTTACGATTCAAGTAAAAGCAGTAGGTCATTACGGAGATTTATTAGCTAAATATAAAGTTGCTGAATACACTAAAGAGCTTTTAGAATTTGATCAACACATTAATTAATTTTTTTAATTAATTTTACATAATTTCGTAAACGAAAATCAACTATATGACAGAAGAACAAAACGGACAACAAGAACAACAACAAGAACCAGCTAGACCAACCTATAAGGTTAGTTCTGGCATCCCAACACCGGAAGAATACGAAGCACAATCGTTTGCACCTGCACCCGTAGAGGCAGCGCCGGTTGAAGCACAA